GTACTTTCTACAAAATTCTTGTAAGAATTCCACTTGCCAAGCACTCTTTTTATTAATGTGGGGTGGTTGAAATGTTGGGTCTACAATTTTTGTTGCATGGAGGATTCTGATAAAATGACGGATCTCCAGTCCCTCGGAAAGGATATTGTCGAGGTACACCTCAGCTTTCCGTTGACATACCTCAAACGTTTGGGTCACCATAGTGTCCAAAAATTTTTCGTAGGGAATTGAATGTTTGAATGCACCCAACGTCACCCAGTTTCCACATGGTTCAGTACTAATATAGTCGGTGTAGGTTTGGTATACACCTTTCGATTCTATATACTGATCATAACGTATTTCCGCGTATGATAAATCTGACTCTACGTCATGAACATGGGTGGCAGAGTTAACAAAGCGTGTCATTATAAAGAACGTGAATGTATTCTTTAAACACCTAAGTCACGATATACTCGGTATAAGTTTAACTTGAAATGTATTCTAAAATTGCTAATAATAGTTTTTCTTACCTCCTAACTATAAACGAATTTAGAAATCAAATACCCGCAGAAATTCGTCCATCATGGATAAAAATTACAACGATAACAATGGTTTCAAGTTTCGTTCAGGCAATCGATATTAATAAATTACGAAAAATCTTCAATGAAATTGGTTCATTCAAAATGAGACGAGATAATTCTAAAATGGATGGTTTTGAATGGAAACTGAAGCCGACAACTTTTTACAACCAGGTTACACTCACATATCACGACACCTATAGCACAAAATCAGTAAAGGTATTCCCAAACGGTAGTATTCAGGTTGCGGGGTGTTGTGACCTATTTGATTGTAAACGTATCATTACCCAACTCACCTACATCTTTAAGACTTTTTTGGGTATGACAAATACAATTCCGGTAGAATCATTCAGGGTTGTGATGATCAATTCTAACTTTAGTTTAAACTACAACATAAATTTGAACTTGGTTGCTGATTGGTTCGAAAACTATAATGATATTTTCAAAGTTTCATTTGAACCAGATCGGTATTCCGCAGTTAAAGTAAAATTTAAACCAGCCCACGATATGAAGGAAATTACGTGCAGTATATTCAGCACAGGCAAAATCATAATTACGGGGGCGGAGACTCTAAAGGAGATTGCATTTGGTTACAATATAATCAATTGCCACATTAACGAAAATTCCAGGATTAGAGTAAGTCCGACAACTGACACCGATATTTTCGATATATTTTTAGGTTACAGGTGTGAACCCTTTGTAAAGGTTCTCAGAGCGAAGGGTTTTGAATCGTGGGTACAAACAATATCCAATAGACAAATTAATTTCTAGGTGTAATTTAATACAAGATGTCTCAACGACTTGGCATGGCCGATGGTCGGTGCTTTACAATAAACTCGTCAGCCCAGCTTCTCAATAACTACGTTATGCAAAACAATGGCATATCGTTCGAAGATAATTATTCTTATAGGAAACTCCTCCAAAAATCTGGACCCGAACTTCTCCAGAAAGTCCAGAATGAACAGGGAACAACCAGGTGCCATGATTGCAACAAACCCCTAGTCGACACCTCCAAAACATACTGAGCTAAATTATGAAAAAAACTTTAAAACCATACTCTAGAATGTCAACATGTTCCATATGTCTCAATGAAGTTAAACCAACGAGGAATAATCCACCTACTCGTTGTGGACATATGTTTCATTCCCACTGTCTACAGGAATGGAAAAATAAAGGTAAAAATACTTGCCCAGTTTGTAGAAAAGTTTTTGATGCTTCCCAATTTAAGGTTGTAGTTACGGTGCAAAACAATCACACAGTTAGGTCTAATTCTGTGTCATTGAATGAAAATGTTACAATGGATGTTATCGATTTATTCGATCTTTCATTTGACGGGATTGAAAATTTGATGGATTTAGACAGTATTCTTTCTGACCTTGGGGTGAGTCTTTCCGACTTTGATTCCGGTATTTTTGACGCAGAATGAACTACAATACGTCTCATAGTTTAAACCTGGGTAGTTTCTAGAAGCTTTACGAGGATCTTTTATGACCTTTCCCTTGGCGTCAGTCAGAAGTGGACCAGTCGCCCACCCACGCTTGTGACTGAAGACATTTGCTCTAAATATAAGCCTCTTACCCACTTTGAATTTACCAGCAGCGCGGATCCGTGCCATGGGAACTTTGAAGAATGTTGCGATTGATTTTATTGTATCACCTTCTTTGATTTTATATTCAACCACACTATGTTGTTTGTAAAAATGAAAATCACCTTGGCGAATGTAATTGGTTGGTCTCCCAGGAGAAACGAACATCATGACTTTGTAATATCCCTTTTTACATTTCTTATCGCCATCCACCCTGTAAACCTTCTTAGGGTTGTCAGATATGACACGTTTGGGTAAACCTGTGCAATGGGTATAATTATGGTTTCCATTTGACATACCAGAACGATCTCCTGGGATGGATTTTTGCCAACGGTATGCTTCGTAATCACCCACAGCATATGCGTAACAATTATTATTGTTTATACCCCTAGTAGAACCCCACATTTTCGTGGTATATTTGGGTTCAGATCCATTCACAGGAGGAGCTACCATATACTTCGATTAGAAAAAAATATACGTATTTAATAAAATGATTAAGGAAGTATCCAAATCCCAGAACAAGTCTGACGCAGTCACCGAGTTTCTCATCTTTGTGCTCACTCTTCTCATCAGCACATTCATTCTTCGTCTCGTGTGGAACAGGTCTCTCGTGAAGCACATCTCCATCCTGAAGCCCATCAAGAACTTGATGGACGCTTTCATCCTTGCTTTATCTATTAGCGTTGTTCGCGGCATCTAAACTTCCTTAAATCCTACAACCCTTTCACCGTTTTGGTCGACCATAGTTGGAAATCCCTCAACACCCGGACAGTCCTCTTCTTCGCAGTCGACAAATGTGTATGATTTACCATTCTTCTTCATGTATTCAATCTGTTTACGAGTCCAGCCACAACCCATGGACCCGTAAATAGTCCATTTCTCACCATCTTCTATTGGTGCCTGACCAGTTCTCATGAGAATCATTACATTAACGATCACGAGAATTACGAGAGCAATCATATTTTATTATAGGTAAATATTAAAATGTCTTCAACTGAATTTACTATTGGAACTAAGAATGTCACGCTCAAGTACACCAGGAAAATGCCTCGTGGTGAAGTTGAACGGATGAAATCATTCGTCACTAAGGGTGGGGTGAAGCTCACCAAGACCCCAAAGTTTAAGATACTCTCCGAAGTCGATGAGGGCACTAAGCGCACATTCAAGATCGTACTTTAATCATCTCCGTCTGCGGGGGATTGGCCTGGGAGTACCAACCTCTCGCCGTTTTTTCATAACAGCTACCGCCCTCGCATATGCAGCCGCCTTATTGATTGGTGTACTGGCTTTCTTTTTCGGAACAATCTGGGGTCGCACAAATTTTCGCGGCTTTGGTATAGGTAATGCCCTACTTTCCCCCGTTAAGAAGGGTTTCGACAAAATCTTTTCAAACCCCGGTAGGTAAAAGGTATGAGCGACATTTTTACGGTCGGTGCCAATCAATCTAAATTTTTTAACAACCGTGCTTTTGCGACCCAAATACATGGGTGGTAGGAGAGAGTTAATAAAATTCCTCACCTCTGGGTTTTTCGATTGCGTGGTCATTTCGTAAAGACTGTTTAAGAAAAGGTGTACATCGTATAGTTTGTGGGAGTTTCTCGAAATTCCAATATTTTTGAAGTAGTTGTCGTTTATCATTGGATTTTTTATATGAGGGAATAGTGAAAATCCAAAATCAATCATCACTGCCTCGATACCACCATTCGAAATTGTATACGTTTTGTTATTTAGCTCAACTTTGATTTTCTTTTCGGGAACCTTCTTAATCAAAATGTTGCCCCCGTGAAGGTCGTGGTGTCTAAATTTTGGATACTTTTTATGAATCCTGTAGAGATTGTAAATAATTTGAACTATAAGAGACTTCTGTTGTTCTAATGTTGGGTTGGTCTTCCACCAGTTTCTTAATTCTACACCGTCAATGTATTCCATGTAGATGATGACTTTATCACTACACGTCTTGTATATGTAATTTTCCGGAACACCGAAGCCCTTCAACTTTTTCGCAATGGTAAATTCCATTCGAGCTGGATTCTGTTTGATATAGTTCTGCAATTCGGCGAGGGTTACATTATTTCCGGGTAACTTAACTTCCTTGTAGGCTACATATCTCTTACCATTTCCGTTCACATTCCCTTTGAATACATTTCCATACTCCCCAGAACCAACTTTCTCTGTTGAAGGTAAATACTCTTGGGGTGAACACCCCTTTTTTCCCCTAAGAATCCTTTTGAGATTCTTCTCGATGTTGGACATTCTTACTTATTCGTAAGAAGTTTTTTCTTCTTACCAATAGGGATTGGATTTTTTATTTATTTTTTGGGATCTTAGACATCAACCTCCTCGTCAACCTCCTCCTCCTCCTCGTCAACCTCCTCCCCGGGGCCTGGGAGGTCGAGGCCTTGGAAGGCGAAGGACGGAAGCTTCGTAGACTGCTCCAAGAGGCATTGGTTGAGCCTCATGGTTACACCGAACTTGTTATCGATGAACCAGATGCTGCTGAGGTCGATGATACACATAACCTTCTGACCCTTCTCGATGGCGTCGACCGTCGTAGGCTCACGCTGCATAGTGTAGGCCTCCGGGACAAAGGTGCCGTCGGGTTTGGTGGTAATCTTCAGCTTCATGGTAGAGGGGTACTGCTCCTTACCTGGACGAACCATTGGCTTGTAGAGGGCCTCTTTGAGAACCGCAACGTTGAACTCCTTACCGAGCCACTCCTTAGAGTTCTTGGCAACGGTGTTGACGATGATGTTGTCGAGCTCGGAGAGCGTCTTGTGCACCCCCATAGCCTGCTCGTTATCGGGATCAAACGAGAGATCGAGGGAGTAGGTAGTGCGTCCAGTCCCCTCATCAGTAAAGGTACTGAGACCGAAGGGGGATCGCATGAAGGGAAGTTGAAGATAACATTTTTTGTTGCCGCCGGCGTTTAGGTAGACGGTTTTACCGCCATTCTTGTTCTTACGGAGATTCGAGAAGCCCACAGAAGCGGGGGAGAGATCGGAAATTTGTTGAATAGAGAGCGACATTGTTGGTTGGTTATATTTATTATAGGAGGCTCGACTTTAAGTAAGTTTTTTTGTTGACATATATCAAAAGTATAATGGGTCTCTTTAAAGATTGTGGTTGCGGATGTAACGGTCAGAAACAGCAGAACAAATTTCTAACTTCTGTAATTTCAGGTCTTACCTTCTTTATAGTTGCGAACCCCGAGACATTTCGTCTCGTTAGACAAGTATTAGGTCCCAGTATCGCAACACCAACCGGCTGTCCTTCCAATTTTGGTCTGGTTGTTCACGCGATCGTTTTCACTCTCATTGTTTGGGGTATGATGAATGTGAAAAAGGAGGGTGGTAAGAAGAGTTGTGGGTCTAATGGTAAAAAGAAGGGTAAGAAGGTTGTCGTGAGTACACCACCTAATATGGTCAATGCCCCCGACCCCGAACCAGATTTCGGAGAACCCCAAATTGAATTTCAAGACACGGGACGAGTTTTGAAACCCATGAATGAAATCAACGAAGATCCACTATTTAATTAGAACTCTTCATCAAATCCAATATCATCAGAGGTGTCATCCATCTTCCCGTAGTCACCCACCCTCTTTTCAAAAAAATTAGTCTTCCCATCTAAACTGATATTTTCCATAAAATCAAATGGATTCTTAGAACCCCAAATTGGGGGTTGTCCAACCTGTTTGAGAAGACGGTCAGATACATACTCTATGTATTCAGACATTTTGTCTGAGTTCATCCCTATAAGATTACAGGGAAGTGCATCTAAAATAAATCCCTTTTCAATCTCTACGGCTTCCCGAACAATCGAATGGATTACATCTGTTGATGGTTTGTTGCGTAAGAGCTTGAACAGTTCAACCGCAAATTCTTGGTGGAGACCCTCGTCCCTAGAAATAAGTTCATTGGAAAAACATAGTCCAGGCATCAGGCCCCGCTTCTTGAGCCAGTATATCGCACAGAAACTTCCAGAAAAGAAGATTCCCTCAACACACGCGAATGCGAATAGACGTTCTGAAAATGTTCTAGATTTAGTGTCAAACCATTTTAGGGCCCAGTTTGCCTTTCTTTCGATACAGGGGACGGTTTGTATAGCCTCAAAGAGGTGTTTTTTCTCAGTAGAATCTTTGATGTATTTGTCGATTAGTTTAGAATACGTCTCCCCGTGGACCATTTCATTGTGACATTGATACGCATAGAAGGAACGAGCCTCTGAAATTTGCACTTCGTCAGCGAAATTGTTATTGATATTCTCAAAAACAATTCCATCGGAGCCAGCGAAAAACGCCAGGATATACTTGATGAATTTTTGTTCGTTGTCGTTGAGGGTTTTCCAGTCGGATAGGTCGGTTGATAAATCTACTTCTTCTGCGGTCCAATTAGACATTTGGGCCTTCTTATAGAGTTCCCAGAGCCCGGGATACTTCAGGGGAAACACTGTGAATCTATTCAAAGTGGGGGATAGAATGGGTTCGTATTCATCTTCAATGTATTCTTGGTATTCAAAGTAGTTTCCGATATGACGTCCGTCAATAAATATTTGAGGGTAGGAATCGATACTGCCACCACACAATTTTTTTAGTTCCTCCTTTTCTATCAAAATCTTTTCGTGTTCGAGACCCTCTGCTTCGCTGAGGGTCACCGCGTGGTCGCAATACTGACATCCTTCCTTCGAATATATAATAACTTTCATCTGTGATATTATCCCTCATTATTTTTTGTGAGAAAACTCTAAGCATGATCGTGCCATCTGAAATAATTGAAAATGATATAGTTAAACTACTCGTAAACGAAGACGGTATTGAAGACGAAATGTACGGTGTCGTTGCAATGAATACCGGCCTGACCCTCGGGGTCCGATACCTCAACCCAACTGAGCTAATTTATAAGTCTGCATGTGTCTACAAAGTAGACGAGGGTGACATGTTACCCGCACCCTTCGAAAGTTTAATGGAACATTTCCCGTCTGGAACCAAATTTACTGATTTAGAAATGAAAGATCTTGGAGATGATATGTTTGCTTATTATTCTGAGATTGACGTCGAAGATACAGACAGTGATATATATGATGAGGGAGGGTCTGATTCCGAATTAAATGATTTCATCGTTTCAGATACGGAAATAGAGGGTATGAATATTGAGTTACCACCAGAT